CCAGGCCTGCATTTTCAAAAGTACTTAACAAGGTCCAACCTGATGAGAAAAAAGCATTACAGGATTTATTTCCAGGCACTGCAGTACCGAATATATATAAATTTAACCCACGTATTGATAAGAATAAAAATGATGCTTCCGAGGTAGTAAATTTATTTATTATAGCTACAAGGAATGTACTAGCCAAATATCCAAAACAGTCGGTATTAGTGAAACAAGTAAAGGACAAGTGGTATTTTATGTACTTACCTGCAGAAATGCAACGTGTAACAGACAAGTTCCACACCAATACTGTAATTCCAAATTTAAAAAATGCAAAGAATACGTATTATAAATTAAGTGGGTTATCGAATGCACTAGCGGATGTAGCTTCAGCTGACAAAGAAAAAAATCAAACAGATGCTGAGATAAACAAAAATCGCGAAAAATGGAATCAGTTTATACCAATTGGAAAATATTATGAACTCGATGATGAATCTGAGGAAAATATTAATAAAATACGACAATTGGTTGGGTTAACTGGCAAAAATTATAAATTTGACGAGACTTTAGAAAAGCTACTCAAAGTATGGCAAACGAAACAAAAATTCAAGAAAACGGAAATCACAGGCAAATGGGATGAAAAAACAGAAGACCAATTTATCTTCTTATTACAAGATGAAGATTACGATTTTAAAGATACAGCAATATCGGATGTAGCTGCATTATCACCTAACGACATCGAGAATGTTACAAAAGCAAAAGCAAAAGCTAAAAAAGATAATAAGAATAAAAAAGCAGCTGAAAAAGCAAAAGCAGCTGCTGATGCAGAGACAGCTGCCGAAATGAAAAAGGCCATAGCTGCAATGCCGTTCCGGAACGCTAAAGAAATTAATGCATTTCGGTATTGGGTAAATACTGAAAAAACTGAGTATACCGATAATTTATCAAATAAAGGAAACAAGACATCAAAGGCCTTTAAAAAGGCCTGGCTTACATATTATAAAGAGTATATATCTGATGGTTACCGGGAATTATCGGATTATATACCTCAAACTGATAAGGAGAAAGAAGCTGCAGCTGCAAAAGCTAAATCAGATGCCGCTGCAGCAGCAAAAGCTAAATCAGATGCAGAAGAAGAACAAAAAGAAACAGGCAATGAGGGTGGATATTTGCCAACGAGGAAGAAAAAGGATTAATAATGAAATTAAAAAATATAGCGAAGCAGATTATTAGCGAAGCAGCTGGGATGCCTGGTGTAACATTAGATGGTGTACCGGTTGATAATGGGACGTTGTTATGGAAAGTGACAATTGGTAAAGGTGCTTGGGGGGAAGAGGGATTTCCATTCTTCAATGGCCTGAATGCTATTCACCAACATAAAGAGCAAAATGCCGATCACTATATCCCCGCAGGTGGATCGGTAAGTCTAGTAGCATGGAAAATCCTTGAACATTTCAAAGTTCTGGCAGAGGTTTCTGGAGATCCAATCCCGAAAGATTTTTATGAAGCAATGGATTATATGAACGAATGGAAGGATTATAAAAGTATTACGCCAGATCCAGCTGAGAAAATAGCTTCTGCGTTACTACGAGATAGCAATGACGTTATATATCTTGTTAACTATCCGGAGATTGGTAAGAAAACGCAATGGACTGATGTTAATTGGTCTAGTAGGCCGAGTGGATTTGAAAAAATGGTATGGAATAAGTCTATATACATTGGAGATAATAATAAAAGTTGGTTCGCGAAGAAATATAATAAGTCTATTGCAACAGTAAACAAGGAAAGCCTTAATATAACCGCTATGGATCGGGTAACAGCTAAACTAATAGTTGCGGGTAGTGAGGGCACTGATGAGGTATTATTAACGGCTGCCCTTAAGGAAATTAAGACCATGTCAGATTATAAACACGTTAACGAACAATTGGAAAAACTAGCTGAATTGCAACCAAGGACATCGATGTGGACAAATGAGCTGTTCATATTGCGAAATGGCGATGTAAAGTTTAGTACTAGAGCAAATTTGCATGCAAATATGGAAATGTATAAGGTTCCTAGTACAGGTGCAGCTAATGTACTTACTACTTCATCAAATACTGGGTATGGTCCATATTCGATCAAATATGCAATATTGCATGATTATTGGCTAACATTTAGTACACTGAGTTCGATCAAAAGTATTCCGCGTTATATTGAAGGAGAAATGAACGAAGGAGACTATAGAGACACCGCTTTGCGTGTATTAGTAACCAATGGTATTTGCAAATATAACCAAGGTGCAAACCTTGCCATATTTCCAGATTCGAATTATACTTGGTCTATCGAGAGTCCAACGATGGCCTTTAAAAATGATCAGATAACGTTAGGACAAAATGAGAAATTTCGTTATGTAGTTGGTAAAAAAGCGGAAAAATCAGAATAACAAATATAAGTCATAAGTTATGAAAAAAAATCATTGGCATACCGCTGGTAGTAAACAACGCCAAGCGGCATATAAATACGGTTATAAATCTGGATTAGAATTAAAAGTTGCTGAACAAATCAAAGAAGCAAAATATCCAGTAAATTATGAAACAGAAAAATTAGAATATACTGTACCTGTACAGAATTCGAAATATACGCCTGACTTTGTATTTCAAAAGAAAACTGGAGGTACTATGTATATTGAGACAAAGGGACGTTGGACTGCTATCGATCGAAAAAAAATGAAACATATATTAGCTTCAAATCCCGGGGTTGATTTACGATTGGTATTTCAAAACCCAAATCAAAAAATTTCGAAAACAAGTAAAACAACATATGAAATGCATGCAATTAAATTAGGAATAACACACGTTGCAAAAAAAGATATACCAACCGAATGGCTTTTAGAATGTTTGAAAGAAGGTGAGGTTGCAAATAATCCATCACAATTTTTATCGTTTTAGGTTGGATAATTGAAAAATAATCATTATTTTCTTAATGTATTTAATATAAAGATTTAATCTTTTAATATAATTTATTATTATTAAATGATGAATCGTTAGACTATTAATGTAATGATTGTGTCTGACAATAATATATAAATAATATAATAATAGCCAAATATTTTGATCTTTCAGTATATTTTCTTATAATAATAGTATATGAAGAATCTTAAGTTACTTCAGTTACTAGAATCTGTTCTAGGTAAAGGGAAATCAACATCGGGAAATAATATTGCATTTTTCTCTCCATTTACCTCACATTACAAACCTAAATTAGAAATAGATATAAATACTAATAGTAAAGGTAGTAACCCATGGCACTGTTGGATATCCGATAAAAAGGGAAGATCAATACATTCCTTATTTAAACAATTAAAATTACCTAAAGATAAATTTGAGAAATTAGGTAAAATAATTGAAAGATCTAAATTTAGATCTGATTCTACCAATATACAACCTGCTGATGAAGTTGTACGATTACCAGACGAATACAATCCATTATGGATAGAAAGAAACTCTCCAGATTATCGGAATGCAATGTATTATTTAAAAAACCGTGGTATAACTATTTTTGATATTGTTAGATATAGAATTGGGTATGCTGAAAATGGACTATATTCTGGTAAAATTATTATTCCAAGCTATGATGCAACAGGGCAACTAAATTATTTTGTATCTAGAGCATTTTATGAAACCGATCCATATAAACATAAGAATCCAAAAGTTTCTAAAGATATTATCGGTTTTGAAATGTTAATTAATTGGAATCAGCCTATTGTATTATGTGAAGGTGCATTTGATGCAATGACAATTAAAAGAAATGCAATACCGTTATTTGGAAAAATGATTAATCCAAAATTACAAATAAAAATTATAGAAGAACATGTTAAAGACATTTATATATGTCTAGATACAGATGCTATTCGAAATGCATTAAATATAGCAAAGACATTTATGGCAAATGGATTAAATGTATACTTTGTTAAATTAAAACAAAAAGATCCTAACGAATTAGGATATAAAAGAATTACTGAATTACTTCAGGATACATATACATTTTCGTTTGACGAATTAATGAAAATAGAAATGAACTTAATATGAAAATAGAAAAATTAAATACACCGCTAACCCACATCGATAAGATATTTCACATATCAGATATTCATATCCGCACATTAAAACGACATAAAGAATATACTGAGGTTTTTGATAATATGTTTTTATACTTAGCACAACACGCAACAAGAAATAGTATTTGTGTTGTAACTGGGGATATAGTACATTCTAAATTAGATATGTCTCCAGAATTAATTAACATGTTAACAAAGTTTTTTATTGGGTTTGATATGCCTACAATTGTAATGTTAGGTAACCATGATATGAATTTAAATAATTTATATCGAATGGATGCATTATCTCCTATACTAGATGTAATACAAAATCCTAATATTCATTTTATAAAAGAAAATGGATTATATGAAATGGCCGGAATTGTATTTAACCACATGGCCGTCGACGTAGGTCCAGATAAATATATTAAAGCAAAAGATTTTGATGCAACATATAAAATTGCATTGCACCACGGAGCAGTACACAATGCAAAAACTGATATTGGATTTGAAATTTCAAATGAACATGTTACTACGGATTTATTCGAAGGGCATGATTTAACATTATTAGGAGATATTCATAAACCAGCTCAATTTTTAAATACCGAAAAAACAATTGGATATCCTGGTTCGCTAATTCAACAAAACCATGGCGAAGCATTAGATCATGGAATATTAGTATGGGATGTACCAGATAGAACTGCAGAATTTATAGAAATACAAAATGATTATGGATATGTTACATTTGAAGTTGATAAATCAAAAATTGTGAAATCTCCACATCGTGTTCCTAATAAACCTAGAGTCAGAATAAAATTTAATGAAACCGACGCATCTGATATTAAAAAATTAATTGCCACTTTACGTAAAAAATATAAAGTGCAAGATATATCTATACAGCGAGACACAAACCAAATTGAATATAATCAAAATGGTTCTATAGCTATAGGAAATGTTAGAGACGTAGAATATCAAAACAATTTAATAACACAATATATCGAAGATAATCACCCAGAAGCCGATAAAAAAGAAATAGATGCTATTAGATATATTAATAGAACTATTAACTCAAAATTGCCTGTGTTAGAATCAATTCGAAATGTAACATGGCATCCGGTATCTTTTGAATTTGATAATATGTTTTCATATGGAGAAAATAATAAAGTAGAATTTGATAAATTATCTGATGTTATAGGGTTATTTGCAGCAAATGCATCCGGAAAGTCATCTTTATTAGACGCAATAACATATACAATATTTGACAAATGTAGTAAAACTAGTAAATCAAAAGAAGTTTTAAATAATAAAAAATCTACATTTAAGGGAGTATTTAAATTTAAATTAAATAATAAATTATATACTATAGAACGGGAAGGCATAACATTAAAACATGGCCATGTTAAAGTAAATGTTAATTTTTATACCGAAGATGAAAATTTAAATGGTGAAGAACGAAGTGATACAAATAAAAGTATTCGACGGTATTTAGGAACATATGACGACTTTATTTTAACTGCATTTTCATTGCAAGCTGATAATAATAATTTTATTGAAAAGTCACAACGAGAAAGAAAAGACTTGTTATCACAATTTCTAGATACAACCGTATTCGAACAATTATACCAGTTAGCATCAGAAGAAATAAAAGAAACATCTGGTAAATTAAAAGAATATAAGAAAACTGACTTTGGTTCTATAATAAAAGAATCTGACGATATCATTACCGAAAACCAAGATACAATTGTATTATTAGAAAAAACAGATATTGATTTACAAGAATCTAGGAACACTTTACAAAATGATATTGTAGAGATAATTGAATCAAAACAACCAACATCATATGATGGTCCTGATATTGAAGAGCAAAAAGAAATCCAAGAAGATCTAGAAGATACAATTGACGAATTACAGCGTGATATAGAAACCCATGAAATAACAGTGGATGAATTAAATTCTGAATTAACATCAGGTCGCGACTTCGATTATCAATCAACTGTAAATAACTGGAATGAGAAAAAACTACCAGTAAACAAATTAATTCAGACATATACACAAAAAATTACAGAATCGAAACAATCGATAAAATATTTACAAGAAAAAGTTGATCATTTAAATACCCACGAATATGACCCAAAATGTAAATATTGTATTTCAAATATATTCGTAAAAGAAGCGGCTTTAGCAAAAATACAAATACCTAAATTACAAGAAACATTAGAAACAAACCAAACAGAATTAAACCAACAAATCCTAGATCTAGAAAATATACAAGGTAATATTAATGAATACCAATTATTAGTAAACACTAAAAATAAATTAGAAAACCGAGAATTGCAATTACAAGTATTGGAAAGTGAGTTACAAACAAAAGAATCTGAATTAGAAAATAATTTAGAAAAACAAGAATTATTTAAAAAGAATGAATCTGCAATTATTCATAATAAATCAGTTGATACTAAAATACAAAACAAAAAGCTACTAATAACAGATATTGCAATTGCATTAAAAGATATTACCGATACAGTTAAATCTAATCATGGAGAAATTGAAGTTGCAAAAACAAAGAAGAAAACAGCAATAGAACAATTGGAAACATATAAACAGTTAGAGACTGAATATAAAGCATATGAATATTATTTACGATCAGTAAAACGGGACGGAGTTCCATATGAATTGATTAAAACAGCGTTGCCAAAAATTGAAGCAGAAATAAAT